CAGCTACCCCCGGGAGAGAACCACGAGGCATATGCCCCGTAATTCTCAACCCCTTCACCTATTACTTCTGATCATTACAGAGATTGGACCATCGGAAGGTGGTTCCATCCCGTAGTGTAACGACCAAATAGGATTTAAATTGTCCCAATCCACGAATAGAATCTTTGCAACGACGTCCAGCGGCAAAATACATAAGTATTTTTGCCCAGTGACGACGCGCATCGAGACTACCAGGTGCAGACCTGGGGTCATGCCATTCGAACGCGTAATGCAGTGATGCACCACGTGGGTTCAAATTTAATGCCTTACAGTATCTGCGAAGTCGCCTTTTCGCTACCGGCTTTAACGGAATTCCATCCTTTCTAAATTGGAAAGGGGAATGAACCGTATAAGCGTCGAGCTGAGGTGCTTCGGTTGGGTCCTGTGAATGCTGCCAAGGTCCGGTGTTCAAATCCGGATTGGATGCGTACAAGGTCGCAGGCAGTAACTCGTAAACCTTACTAAAGAGGGAACAAAAGCTAGGATATAGCAAAGCCAAACGCGATAACTTATTAGAAATCGTGATGACTTCGCCAATATTTTTGGGCCACCGAAAATCATAAGATTCGATGTACCCAAACCCATCAAGATAATGGGCCCCACAGCTTTCCCGGTATCCATCATCAATATGAGTTTTATCTCTATTGACTACGAATCCGACAGCCTCTAAATCTTGAATCACCAAATGCGCGACCGCCGACGGAACGATTATATCGTCGCCAAAGACGGACGCACTTGGTGCATAAGATTTACAAAGCGCAGTTAGAATCAAGGACATCAACTCAAAGGTGAATCCATTACCCATGCTAGAAACCTTATTGATCACGTAAAACTGATCATCAGGTCCTAAAGTCATTGCTGACCGAGATCGAAGTATTACTTCGAAAACGCGTTTAGGCAATAGATATTCAACTAACTTGAGTGATATGCGATCGCTCGCATTTTTAAGATCGATCGTAGCAACCTTTGGGTCGCTTATCATGGTACGGTGAAGATTGGCCGTATCATTAAGATCAATTCCGAAGTTGATTAAACAACGTCGAAGTCCAAGACCAACACTACGTTGAGTCAGGATATTAGCTAAGGGTTCTATACAAATAGGTCTGTTCTTTTGATTATTCTTAGGAACAGAAGAAAATCTATTTCCTTGAACCTCTTGTGTAACGAGACCAACCTTGAAATCGAAAATCGCTCGGGCGGCATTGGGTTTATTTCTAAACTTAAGCCAAATCCGGCGTTCAAAATCTCGGGGATTGATCTTGTTACTAACTAACAACAGATTTAATCGGCGTCTCAAAGCTGTCTTCAGAGCGCGATGCGAATGTACCATCTCGCACCATGCTTCGAAGTTATCGGGAGTGCAAGTCCATTCCGATTCACAAAGCTTAGACTCAATAGAGTTTTGGCCCTGAGTAGGGATGAATTCACTACCAGTCGTAAAACTGACTGGCCCCAATTTAAATCCTTGAAGGATCTGCTTAAGACGAAACTTAGCTGCAGCCCACTTAGGGCCGTAGGGTAAGTTGAGAGATGTGGCTAGACATTGGTCATCAGTCAACCAATCGGACCAGGCATTTTCACGCCTGATCTTTTCGCGAGACTGATCGGGACGTTCTAGTTTCGCAGCATATCGCTTCTGAGCGAATGCTTCGGCCTCGTTACAAGCTTTGTCAAGCTTGGTGCCGAGGAGAACGTTTCCAACTGCACTGATGGTGCTTTTCCAATCCATATAGTCCTCTAAGGTGTTATAGACTTAAACCATGGCTAATGCCATGATTGACAGTTTTTACCTCCCTCGGAGGCCGGCCTTAAGTTTCTTTTCGGTGCGTCTTCTAAGAAGTTTCGAAGACAGCCACTGAATAAGAACACCAACAAGGCCACTAAGAGAATTGGTTATAATTGGATCCATATTGGCTCCTATTATGCTAACGTTTCGTCCCTAACTAGGGAACGACCGGTGGCGTTGTAGGGTTAAAGCCAATAAACACATGCTCTGATGCCCAAGTGGGCACCAACGTAGCAAGTGCTGAGATCATGAGACCAATGCTGTTTTCAGAGAGCGGAGAACCGGATGTCCGGATACGCACCGAAACAGCGTCCTTGGCGAACACACCGTCAGCCACTTCAACCATGACCTGATTATTACAAATAATCTCGGTTATGTTGTTCTTAGTGGTGACCCCGTTAAGGGTCTTCTGCGATGTGGTGTTCCGAAACCTGACCGTGAGGTCAGAGGTTGGGTCAGCGAAGATAGCTCCGCTATTTTCCAACCTTAACAATTGTAAATTAACAGTCATTAACTGTTCCTTTCAATGGAACGCCGATTTAAGGCGTCGTAAAACGTTGAGAGTTAAAGCAGCACCATCTAAAGTCCTCTTCCAATTTAAATTGGGATTGTACTGAAGATTGTTGGTACTACCACAAGAGAAACTAGTCCTATCATAAGCATTCTTTACAACAATGCTTAAGAGCCCGCGCGTAGGCAGTGTCGTTCTGACACCTGCATCGGGTTGAGGCTGGGCAGTTTCACAATTGCCCCTAGACGACCAACCACCCAGAGTAGGTGGCGGATACATATGTTCCGCCGGACTAACAAGGGTGAAGGTTGACGTTGAACTAGTTTTAATCGCTGTGCAAGCCACCGACGAGACAGCTCGATCAGAGCTGAAATGACTCGCGATGAAATCACCAACATTTATAAACCAATCCGCTACGAAACTGAGAGGGATTAACTCCCAAGCAGTAACGAACGGGTTTACGGTCATTGCCTGAAGCCTAGCTTCTGATGTTGACCGATATCTGCTAACTACCGTTGAACGAACTCTAATAGCCTCATTCACATCTACCTCAATACGACGAGGCGGAATTGAATCAGGACGACACATATAACTTTTGATAGTTTTATGTGCCTTAGATTTCTTATCGATAGATTCACTAAGGACCTTCATTATATCTTTATAAGACATAATTGTGGTTCCGTATGTATATCGATAGGCTAACCAGGATTTCCCGATTACTCTAAGAGCACGCGAAGCGTGCTTCAAGAGTTTTATAGGAGGTATCCTTGACGCAATCCGTAAATCTGACGCCGGATGGCGATTGATGAAACGGTTGAATGTGCCTACAACGCTTTTGGTAGTACTACCAAATTCATCCAGCATGCCGGGCAATTGCACGACATCGGTGAGCCCATCCCAGTCTCCAATGCTTTCGAGACAGGCCTGGGAGCGTGTATCAATTATCGCCTGAGCAACCAAAGAACGGTCAATATTGGACAGATAAATAAGGGGGTAACCCCTACCTAAATGCCAATAATCATAATCTCCAACTTCCGACCAGTACGAGCAATCGGCTTGAAGGGCATGTTGCCCCTCGCACCATTCTTGACACTGGTAGAGTGGAGGACCGGATGGATGCCAAACTTGGCGAGTAACCCACCTCGATAAATAGTTTCCAAGACGCGGTACAGAGACAAGCGATGCATGCATCGTTTGCTCACCCCTCCGGTAGTCGGTCATGTTTAGTGACCACTTACCATCAGGATCTCGCGGTCTCTTCCTTCTATCCATTTCTGGAATAGGGTAGCGCCATGAGTAATATGAATATGGGGTGTACTCGGCTTCAAGATTAGGATCGGGGGTGTACGCATCAAAATAATGCGACGCCGATCGATCATCAATGTTGTCGGGACAGTACCCATTTCCAATCCCGTGGCCCTCCCAAAAGGGGAGATCGGCCGCATGGATATCTTGGTAACACTTATATCGTTGGGTGGACATAAAAGCTCCTTTACCTTTAGAAAAAGGGTAGTGAGCCATTAGTAAACAGCCCACCATCTTAGACCGTATGGTCTTCGATAAGATAAATCCTAAGTAACGCACCTATCGAGGCGCGTAGGTCTTCTATCATAACATAACCTGCTTGCACCCCCTTTCGGGGCCCTGCAAGTGTACGGTCAGAGGTTATGACAAAAGACCCAATTACCTAGGTAAAAAGAGAGATTAATTTCTCCACTAGCATAGCTAGTGAGAGAGACC